GCAACGTAACCGCGTTCATCAACTTCTGCAGGCTCATTCCTGTCTGTCCATTCAGATATTGCTGCAATCTCAAACTCATCCCAATGCAAATCCTCCAAGAGCTGTGAATACTCCGGTATTTCCTGAATCATCTCGAGTACAAGACTGTTGTCCGTAAACCCTAGTTCTGCAGTCCTATTATCAGCTAACGCGAAAGCAATTGCTTCCTGGTCGTCACCATCAAGCTCTACGACTGCTATCTCTTTCCAACCCATCTGCTTTGCTGCCTGCAGCTGGTGGTTGCCGGCAATCACTGTTGATGTGCCGTCGCCATTTGTCTTTACGACTATGGGCTTCACCTGACCGAACTGTCTGTATGAAGCGATAATTGCACCAAGGTCGCCTTTACGTGGATTGTTCTCAAGGGGTACGAGCGTTTTGACAGGCACCGCCAAGTGTTCAATAGACGGGTGGATTCTCATGACTCAGGTAGCTCGCTTAGAACAATGTTTGCTGTGATGACACCATCTGACTCACCGGTCACTTCTAGACCAAGAGCAATCATTATTGCTTGAACAATTTCACGCATCTCAATAAGTACTGTCTGCTCTTCCGAGTCAGACATATCTGGAGTGGCTACTAACTTAAATAGCTCATTTTGTAAATGCTTGAGGATTGCGAGTCTCTGTTCTGGAAATTTTTCTGTCATAGGCATTGCAACACCCTAGCACGGGCGCTATCATGATTACCTCAAGGCTACGGCCACCCAAAAGCGAGTTAGGAGAAATAATGTCAAATAACATCACCGTCACGGGGAATCTCACAGCAGACCCCGAAATCCAGTACTTCGACAGCGGAACCGCTAAGGCGACGTTCAGCATCGCAGACAACCGTGTCTGGACCGACAACGGCGAAAAGAAGGAGCAGGTTTCCTACTACGACATCCACGCATGGCGCTACCTTGCAGAAGACGTCGCCCGAGTGCTCAGCAAGGGAGTCCGCGTAACCGTCTCTGGCCGCCTCGAACAGCAGACCTGGAACGACAAGACCACGGGTGACAAGCGCAGCAAGATTGTCATCATCGCTGACCAAATCGGACTTGGCCTCGTATCCGTTGAGTCTTTCGAGCGTCGCACCTCTAAGGGCGAAGGCGAGATGGCAACTGCGGGTGCCGCAAAGGCAAAGCCAGCAGCAGCACGCAAGGGCGCTCCATCCGAGGAGGAGCCCTTCTAAGTTCTCTTCCTGAGAGAGACCATTACCCCTGGGTGTTCATGGAACGTCGCCCAGGGGTTTTTTGGCGTTTTGGGCAAGAAATCTAGGATTTTTTTAAAACCCTTACCCCATAAGGCCTATATCCGGTAATATTCCGTCATCATTTGACAAAATATTGCATTTCCGTGTCGGAGGGGGGTATAATTTATGCATGAGGTTAGTAACTAAGTAACCGCGGGCGCTTCTCAAATTCAGCCCAGTTCTATCAGCCGAACAAAGGAAAAAGAATTGAACAATCTTCCAGGATATGGACTTTCTATACTGTTATTTATCGGTGGGATTGCCCTCCCAACAGATGGCCACAAGGACGTCGTAAAAGGGCCGCAGAGGGCCGTAGCAGCCTCTATTAGAGCCGCTGAGTCAGCAGACGACCAACAGGCCCTAGTGAAGCGATTTGGGCTCCCAGAGCTCCCAAATCTGCCTGCTGTGAAGAACGACCATCCAGGCAAGCGAGTAAAGGCTCCAGCAGACCCGTCAATGCGTTGTCCGAAACTTGAACCAGTGCTTGAGGCCTACGGGTTGTTCCCAGTGGAGACCTGGTCATACATCGCATGGCGTGAATCCGGATGCCGTCGCAAAGCACAGAACGCAACATGGGACGCCAATGGCAACATGACTTACGCACTCAACAAGGATGGCTCATACGATACCGGACTCCTTCAAATCAATTCCTCATGGAAGTCCGTAACGGCCAAAGTGTGTGGTGATGAGGCAGTGGAGAACCATATGCAGGGCCTTAAGAACGTCGACTGCAACCTCCGCGTAGCACGCTACATCATGGAGAACAGCAAGGGCGGACTCGCTAACTGGAATATGTAATTAGCGCGGGAAACGCGTAGTAATTACACCATCTTTGTAGTCGCTCTTCGGGGGAAGATTCTCCATTACAAGCGAACGCTTTAACCAACGGTCAGTACCGTCATAGCGCGGCTGGAATCGACTACGTCCATGCACGGTGTTGCGATTATCGATAACCATTAATTGATTCTTTGCTAGCGCAACAGACTGCACACATTCATCAATCGCACGACCAAACTCATCCAATGCATCAATCGACTCATCTGTAGTTCCGCGCATCACCGTAGTGTCGTAAATCATCGACCAGCCGGAGGAGTCCTCTTTCAGCACAGACACGGGTATCTCCATGTCTGGCTCACCATGCGTTCTAAAACTCTCGTCTATTCCAGTGATAAAGACTTCTTTTTGGAGAATATCAATTGACTTCGTTGACAGCTTTGGCAGGATGTCTGACAGATTCGCATATGTAGTCTTCGCATTGAAATCTCCACGCAAACAAAGCAGCAATACGAAGTCTGGCTTATACGGGTGGAACGCGGTCTCTGTGTGTAGTGCTAGTTCGCTCTTCGACGACGTTGAAATCTGCTGATGTTCGGTCTTGTACACAGGAAGAATGTCCTGAATCAATCTTCCCTCTTGTTCCTGGATATACCCAACTGGATACCCAAATGACATCGCATACTCAATTAGCGAATCGTTTGCCGTCTCGGTTTGTGTCGCCGAGCTGAACGGAGTTTGCGGAGTGAGAGGTACGTGTCCTACCGGAACATCGTCATATATCGTGATGCCCATCTCACCACTTGCTCTCAACAAACTTGTGGGTCTCAGGTTTTACTGCGTCTTTGTGGAATGGGTCGAGCATCGTGCCTCGTAGCGCCTCTGCAATATCAGGCCGCGCTGCGGATAGCAGGTTGAAATACACCTGCCCATAACGAATCGAGCTGTCTGTTTTGCTCCACTTTTCGAACTTGATGCTTGCGTCGGCTAGGAAATCATTGAACGAAATGTATTCGACCTTCATTAGTTCTACCTTAGCCGTGTATTGCAGCGCATACAAGTATCTGACCATCGATAAGTTCTTCGGAACTCAAGCGGGTGGGGGCAGTCGAGCATTTCCGTCGCAAGATTATTGCAGAGTTCTCGTATTAATTCAGATAGCGCTAGGCCGCGCAACTCGGCACATTTTTTCCACCGTTCATGGTCTCGTGCTGTTGCGCGAATAAGAACCTGACGTTGCGCTGGCTCACCAGGCGTAGACCCAGTATTTGATTTTCGAGTTGGGGTGATTGTTTCGGCAATCTTCCCCATTACTGCTTCGATATTGTCCGCTTCTTCGTCTCCTGGGAGAATTGACTCAATGTCGACAGCAGGTTGCTCCAGGATATTAATTATCTCCGGACGCTCTTGTTTAGGACGCGCCATAAGTATCAGTCTCTTTCCTATTCTCATCCATCTCTTCTTCTTCTACAATCTCTGCATCGATGATATCTGAACTCATCCCTATTTCTTCAAGGCGCTTTGTGGTGCCAAGAATCTTTTCAATTTCGTCTTGCGGAAGTACACCCGAACTACCCATAAGTTCGAGCAACTTCTTCACTTCATTCTCAGGACTAAACTGGTCTGCTGCTGATACCGCGACAGCGCCAGCAAGGGTTGCACGAATCGGTGTCTGCATCCCGACATCCATCTGGATGTTTACATTATTCTGCTCCATGCCTAACAACTTCGCTCGTCTATCGATGATTGCAAGGACCTGCTGTATTGCCTTTAAGTCAGGCTCCTGAATAACTTCTGTCCCATCATCCATTGTCTGTTTTCTTGGCTGGGTCATGGGCCAAATAGCCTGCTGAAGCGCATCAAGACGTTCAAGCTCCATGCGGAGAACTTCCGGATACGCAATCAATGCTTCTCGATTCAGCCGCTCTAGCTGCCGAGTAACGGCTTTCCCCACTACCTGCGTGCTTACGCCAAACCGTCGACCTATCTCCTGATTCGAATGCCCGGCCTGTTTCATTTTGAACATACGCAAATCGCGCTCAGCGAGGAACTCTTTTGTTAGGGATTTATCGCCACTGGCCATAGAACCAGTCTAATCCATCTTCATGAACTCTAAGACCTCGAATGGCAGCGTCAAACTACGCTTCATCTTGATTGGCCAAGCTCGTTTATCGCGCGCCCCACGGAAGTGCCGTACATCATAAACATATCCCTCTGGGTTCGTTGGGTCGGGCGTAATCGAGATACCGAACTCCGGCCAACGCGACCATACAGATGAACCGAAGGGGCGCAAGTCGCGAGTGGACATTGTTGAACCAAGGGGCGCGTGGTGCTCGAGCCATAGGGCGCACCCGTAGACATCACGAATCTTGTCGAGGAACTTCGCAACCTCAATAGCCAGCGCTTCAGATGTCTTGGTTCCGTTATCCATGTACGACTTGTACAGAGGGCCCATACATACGAGCTGTGGTTTCACGTTCTCGATAAGTCGCTCAATAACGATGCGGTCCGCTGGATTGCAGATATCAATGCCTTGTGGACGAATATACAAGCGTGCATCGACTTCTTTGGCACCAGACTTGCGCACTGCGTTATCCATGATGGAGCGTGAAGCGCGACGAATAATACGCTCTGGGTTTTCAAGGTCAATCGTCAGTGTGCGAATCGGTGGCATTGGTTGAAACGTAAACGGGTGCATACCAGCAGCAGAGCAGATTGCCACCTGCCGGGCGAGCATCGTCTTGCCGACGCCTTCGGCCGCAACAACAATGACACGCTCGCTGCGTTCAAGCAATCCAGGAATTACCCATTCATACGTATCGCTCTCTGCCTCTTTGAGGAACTCCTGCCAATGAACGAGTCGACCTGGGTCACTGTTCTCCGTAATGTTGAATGAGTTAACAACAACAGATAATCGGTTGAGCTTCTGTTCAAGTGTCAGATTCTCACGACTCAATACTTCTTTGATGTCGTCAAGCAGTTCGTCCTGCACAGAATCGGTGTCTACAGCATTCAAAAGATTCTGCGCATCGCCCTCGGGTAGTTCGTAATCGATATCAACCAACTCTTTAGCAGTATGACCACTTGCAATATGGTCAGTGATATCTTTTCCGAACGGAGACACGCGCACACGGCAAGTAGCGCCGGCGGCCAACAAGAGTTCGCGCACACTTACGGCATGCTTCAAACCTGGCTCATCGTTGTCGGCAATAATCTCAACAAACTTTGCTTTGGCTAATTGGTCTGTGAATTCCTGCTCCCAATGACCGGCACCACTCGACATCGTTGTGGCGCAAAGACCTTTCTCAACCAATGTCTCAACGTCTTTCTCTCCCTCAACGAGCCATATGGTTTCGTTATTCGATATCGCTTTCAATACTTCGGGTAAGCGGTACAGTACCTTACGTACGCCGGTTGCACTCCAGATGTACTCTCCAGGATTATCTGGGTCTGGCCGGCGATGACCAAAAGACTTCTTACCATCTTCAGTTACATAGCGCAGTTTCTCATACAGCACTACACCGTCTTCGTCACGGTATGAATACGTCTTGACGAGCTTACG